GTCGCCAACTACCTCGACCCCGAATGGCGCCCCGGCAGCCTGGGTCTCGACGGCGAATGGATAATCCAAGATGGCCAATGACCTGGAAGCGCTGGAAGACTGGGCCGGTGTACTGCTCAGCAAACTGGAACCGGCTGCACGGAGCAAACTGGCTCGGTCATTGGCGCAGAAGCTACGCCGTAGCCAGCAGCATCGGGTTAAACAGCAACGCAACCCAGACGGCAGCCCCTACGCGGCACGCAAGCCACGGGACTTGAAGGGCAAAAAAGGACGGATCAAGCGTCAGGCGAAGATGTTCCAGAAAATGCCCAAGGCCAGTTATTTGAAGGCCAAGGGCGATGGGCAGTCGATCACCGTAGGGTTTACCGGGCGTGTAGCGCGGATTGCACGGGTGCATCAGTACGGGTTGAAAGACCGGGCCGAGGCAAATGCCTCGGAGGTCAAGTATGAGCAGAGAAAGGTACTGGGCCTTTCGAAGGCTGACTTAGAGATGATACAGGATGAACTACTAATAGCCATAAATCGCTAACAGCCCTACTTAATAGTCACCTTAAAAATAAATTAGCTTCTAACTGCTCGTAGTTCGACCATAGTGCGTTCACCTTTAGGTGTTAGCTCCCACAGGGGAGGATTAGAACTCTTACCTGACTTGTCATATTTAATATCGACAAGCCCTAGAAGTTTCATCTGAATCGCTACCGTCTGAAAAAGCTGGCTATCCAGCGTGAACAAATATGCAGAGTTATTTGTCTTGGAACTAGCAGCTACCTTAAGGACGTTATATACCTCATGTTGCTGACATGCAGAAATCATATAAGGTGATATGGAAAAGAAAATTTCACCCCACGTAAAATCACACGACCATTTCCGCAGACCATCGCCGAAATCGCATTCTCCGCTCAACTCAAACACATCATCGAACCCAGCTAAGTCAGGAATATCATAAGCTTCGTTGGCTTTCTGCTCATAAGCAAGAACCTTGGCCTCCAGACTACTATTAGCTTTTCTAAGCTCATTAATTTCCAATAAAATCTGCTGGCTCGAGCCTTCGCTTGCACGAACCCATCCAATTGCAGGAAATAGCTTAATTGTTCTCATCAAGCTCAATGACACCAACCCAGGAAGCTCAGAGGCTGAAGTCCAATACTTAACTAATCTACCAGTTTTAACTTTAGCTCTAAACATCTCAAGCTTCTCCCGAAGCTCTGGAGTCAGTTCCGACTTAGCTGTAGATATCTCATCTGGACTACCATGTACCAGAGCTATCACCTTTATGCCTTTCTCAACCGCATAATCATACTCTTTCTCGGTATAGCTTACCCCTTCATCACCCAGCGACCCGTACCTACCGCCTATAATGAGAATATAATAGTCACAATCATCAATAACTTTTTTTATAAACTCCCACTGCCCTTCATCCACAGCCGGAAACAACTCCATCCCTGCTGGAATACAGTCCATCTCCATTAACGTCTGCGTTACATTCTTCCGCTCGTCTTTCAAATCCGTGTAAGTTGAACTAACGAACACTTGAAACCGCTTATCCATTTACGACCTCTACTCGCCAAAATTTAAGTTACCGTTTTATTTGTAGATCACCTTACTACAAGTCCTTCCCGCTGCACTTGAATATGTGCAACGCCATTATCACCGTTATGAACAACCTCCCTGCCCTCGCCCGCATGATCGAAAACCTCATCCGCTTCGGCACGATTGCCGAAACACAGATGAAGCCACCCCGTGTGCGTGTCAAAACCGGCGAGCTGCTGACCGGCTGGCTACCCTGGATCGCCCTGCGCGCTGGGGCCGATACGGACTGGGACCCACCCACCATCGATGAGCAAGTAATCCTGTTCAGCCCCTCTGGCCAGCTCGCCAACGGCATCGCCCTCACCGGCATCTACAGCACCGCGAACCCGGCCAACGGCGAGCGCGAAGGCTTGCACCGCCGTACTTACCGCGACGGCACGGTGATCGAGTACGACAGCGTAGCCCACCATTTAAATGCGGTGTTGGCCGACGGCGGCACCACCAATCTGGTCAGTACAGGCGGCATCACCCTCATAGGCCCCATCACCCATCAGGGCGATTACACCCAAACCGGCAACCAAACCGTCACCGGCACAGTCAGCGTTTCAGTGGATGTGGTGGCCGCCGGCATCAGCCTGGTCAAGCACACCCACGGTGGCGTGATGAAAGGCAGCGCTCAAACGGAGTCGCCTCAATGAACCGCGAAACCGGCGCCGC